GGCTTCAGGGCAGCGGTGGAAGCGCCGCCAGTGACCTCCTCATAGGCCATGACGAAGGCCGTCACCGCTTCCGGCGTCAGCCCGGTGGTATCGACCTTGTTGTCCTCCAGGTATTTGAACACATAGGCCGTGATCTCGCTGGGCTTCAGCTGGGTGACGTCAGTGCCGGATGCCAGTTCCTTGTAGGCGCTGACCATGGCGGTCACATTGGTGGGATTCAGCCCGGACACATCAGTGCCTGTGGTGGCTTCCGCATAGGTCTGCACATAGGCCACCAGCCCGGCAGGCGTAAGCGAAGACTTGTCCGCGCCTTCCGGCTGCTCGGTGTACTTCGCCACAAAGGCATCCACCAGCGGCTGCTGTTTGGTCGCGTTCTCCGCTTCCGTATATCCCTGAATGACCGCATCCGTGGTGATCGCGCCGGGATTGCTGGCCCATTCATTCCAGCGGGCTTGCGCTCCGGTCATGTCCAGATCGGTGGTGATCTTCAGGACTTCCTCGCCGACAGCTTCACCGAACATCTCGTTCAGGCTGGTCAGGTTGGTATCCCATTTGTTCTGATTCAGGTAGGTCTGGATCGCGGCCAGCTGCTCCAGTGCGGAAGAGAAGTCAATATCCGGGAACATGGCCTGCACCTCGGATTCCGACATTCCGCTGTCCAGCAGGGACTGGATCTGGGTCAGCAGCGCGACATATTCCGTCAACGCTCCCTCGTCCATGCTGGAGGTCAGCTGGTTCAGCTGCGGCAGGAAGGATTTCTTCTCAGCGTCAGTAGAAGCCGCGCTGTACTGCCGGAGCAGCTGCATCAGATCGCCCACCTGTGTCTTGGCTTCCTGGATGTCACTCTGCTGCCAGACGGGCATCACGACGTCGGCCATCAGCTGGGCGTATTCCATGGCAGCAGCCCGGCGGTCACTGTTGTACCTGGCGTTCAGGGCATCCAGCGCCTGCTGACGCTCCGCACTGTTCTCAATCAGCTGGATCAGGGCATATTCCTTGTCGTACTGCTCGTCCAGAGAACTGTTCACAGCAGACATGCCCTCGGCGGCGGCAACCATGGCGTTTTCATACACAGTGGCGCTGACTTCCTGCCCACGGGCTTCCGCACGAGCCACTTCGGCTTCCACCTTGTTCCGGATAGTGTCGAAGCCGTCCGTGTCGGCGGCGGACAGGTGGTATTTGACCTCGATGGCCTCGCGGGTGTCGATGAGCTCCTGCAGGCGGACTTTATCGCGCTCCGACAGCTTCCTGTTCTGCTTCTTTTTCAGCAGTCGGGCGATTTCCTTGTCCATGGAGTCCAGAGTGTCGATGTCAGCCTGCAGCTGTGCTGAAACGGAAGAATAGCCTGCCTGGTCGGCAGTTTCCTTCAGGCTGGTGAGCTCCTCACGAGTGCTGGCGGTCAGGCTCTTGAAGGAGTCCGTCCATTCCGAAACGATCTCGTTGGTTTCCTTCTTGCCGTCCGACCAGACGTCCAGCAGTCCGTTCAGCCATTCGCGGCTGTTCCCGGTGGCCCGCTTGAAGTCGTCTTTGCTCATGCCGAAGAAGGACAGGCCCTGGCTGCTGCCGTAGAAGGTTTCGGCGGCGGTTTCTTTCCAGGACTTGGCGGTTTTCGCCATGCCTTCCAGCGCTTCACGGGCGGCTTTCGCTCCGGACGCGACGTCCACCAGCTTCACTGCGCCGTACACCAGCGCTGCGGCAAGAGCGACCATGGCCACTTTGGAGGAAGCCAGTACCTTTACCAGTCCTCCGATCCCGCCGCCCGCCATGGAGACGGAAGCGGAGAACTTGCCGATGGCCGTGAAGGCCTTTCCCAGGGCTCCGGTGACGGTACCGACCGCACCCACGACCTTGCCCAAAACCAGCACGACGGGGCCGACAGCGGCGGCAAACGCGGCCCATTTCACGATGGATTCCCGCTGGGTCTTGTCCAGAGAGAGGAACTTCTGCAGCAGGGCGTTGGCCTTGTCGATGATCTGCTGGATGGTCGGATTCAGGTCATCGCCAATCTGACGGGCGAACATGAGCGCTGTGTTCTTCAGATTGGTCAGGCGGGATTTGGTGGTGGCATACCGCTTGTTGGCTTCATTGGTCAGGGCGGCATTCTCTCTCCATGCCCTGTTGGCGGTCTCCTGTGCGCGGGAGAAAAGCTCAGTCGCGTTGGTGGAGCGCAGCAGGGTGTCACGCAGGCGGACTTCCTTGATGCCGATTTCTTCCAAAGTGGCGATTGCGCTTTCGCCTTCCTCATCCATTTTGGATAGGCCGACGATGAAGGACTGGAAGGCCGCTGCGGGATCGCTGTCCCACAGGGCTTTGAACTGCTTGGCTGTCATGCCGGAGACCTTCGCAAAGTCCTCCAGGGCATCGCCGCCCGTCGCAGACGCGACTTCCATTTTCACCAGTGCTTTGGAGAAAGCGGAGCCGCCCATCTGGGCTTCAATGCCGACAGAGGAAAGCGCCGTAGCAAAGCCCAGAATCTGCGCTTCCGACAAACCGACCTGCTTGCCCGCGCCAGCAAGGCGCATGGACATGGCCAGGATTTCGGATTCTGTGGTAGCGTAGTTGTTGCCCAGATCTACCAGCGCGGAGCCGAGATTCTGGAACTGCCCCTGGCTCATGCCCATGATATTGGCAAACCGGGCCGCTTCACTGGCGGCATCCGCAGCCACCAGGTTGGTGCTGTTACCCAGGTCGATCATGGTGCGGGTGAACTCAGCCAGGTGCTCATTCTCAATGCCCAGCTGTCCTGCAATGGACATGACCTCCGCGATCTCTTCAGCAGAAGCGGCAACCTCCGTGCTCATCTTCTTCACGGAATCGGACAGGGCGTTATATTCATCTTCGGTGGCGTCCACGGTCTTCCGGACGTCGGCAAAGGCATATTCATAGTCGATGCTGGCCTTCACAGCAGCAGTGCCAAGCGCCGTGATGGGAGCCGTGACATGGGTCGTGAGGGATTTCCCGGCCTTGGTCATGGCCTTCGAGATCGTTTCGCACTTCTTGGAGATGGCGGTCAGGGATTCACCTGCCTGCGTCCATGCGGACTGCATCCGGTACAGCTGCTCCGTCAGCCTGCGGATTTCCGCTTCCGTGTCCTTCACAGCGGCTTTGGCGTTGTTCAGGTCGGTGGTGGCCTTGCTGACAGCGTCCGCTCTGTTCTGCATGGTTTTCTGCAGAGCCTTGACCTGACCCTCCAGCTTGGTGACCTCGGCGGTGGCATCCGCATATTCTTCCTGGTACCGCTCCAGATTCTGCTTGGCGGCAATGGTGGCGGAGTCCGTTTCGCCCAGGGAATCGCGATAATTCTCATAGGCGTAGGTAGCCGCTTCCACCTCGAAGCGCAGGTCTTCCTGCCGGGCCTTTGCCTGCTCCAGCCGCTGGGTGTAGTCCTGATGCCGGTCGTAGTTTTCCTTCAGCTTATCGTTCGCTGCCACCAGCGCCCGACTGTACTGTTCCACGGCCCGCTGCTGCTGGGTGAGCTTCTGTCCCAGCATGGACAGCTTGGCTTCCGTGCCTGCGATGGTCTTTTCGTAGTTCTGTACACCAGCCCCGGCCAGACGGAAGGTAGACTCGGCTTCCTTGATTTGCTGGTTGATGGTGCGCATATTGCGCGAGAAATTGCTGGAATCCAGCGACAGCGCGACCACCAGTTCGCGCAGGGTTTCGGCCATAAAGTTCACCTACTTTTCCATTGTGGTTTGGAGGAGGTTAGCATATAATGGAAATGCCCTGTAGGGCAATTTCGTTGGCTCATGGAGGATGCGACAATGGATAAAACCTTAGCTCAGTCCTTGTTTGATAAGTATTGCAAAAAGCTGCGGCTCACCCCTTCATGGGATGTTCGGCTCGAATTTGTCGACGATCCTTCATGGCCTAAAACAGGTGATTTCAAGATCGATTGTGATGACAGAAAAGCCATCCTCATGCTGAATGCAGTCAATCCCAAGCAGGAAAACATAGAAGAAGTCATCATTCACGAGCTAATGCATATCAAGATGTACCCACTTGATCAGGTGACTGAATCGCTGATATTGAGTACATTCCCAGAAGAATCACCCGCACAGGATTTTGCATATCGTCAGTTCTATAATGCTTTGGAGCAAACTGTAGAAGAACTGGCAAAATGTTTTTTGCTCGAATTTGGCGATAACAAGGATTTCTCTTATGGAAGATGCCAGAGAATGAAATCATTCAATGATTTGTATGACGGTCTCAATAGCATCGAATAATCACGGCTTTACCCCCGGCCAGACTTCATCAATGAAGCGCTGCCGGGGCCTTTTCTTTTCCTGCTCCCGTGTGGCGTCCCATGCCCGCAGACGCAGGAAGCCCAGCATGTCCATTTCGTCAATTTCCTTCATGCGCCAGCCGTTCTTCATCAGTTCGTTGTAGGTGGCGTAGATGTATTCCGGCAGGGTCAGGCTTCCTGCGGGATCGTCACTTCCGGATTCTCCGCCTCCGCCAGAATCTGTTCCGCTTCCTGCACCGCCGGAATCGTAGGGAAAGTGTCCAGCACCTCCGTGGTCTGGGTCTGGGTGGCCATCAGCGCCAGCGCGATGTCATGCATCAGGCGGTCTGCGGGATAGTTGTCATAGACCTCGTCCGGTGTGAACTGGTTGTTGAACAGGATGCAGAACCATTTCACCATGGTGTCCAGGGCATCGGTCACGGTCAGCTGCTCCTGGGAGACATCCTTGCCCTCAGTCGCATCCTGGGACAGGCGCACCAGCCTGCCGTACATTTTGGAAGCGGGCTCCATTTCGCGCAGAGCCCTGCCGGAGACGAAGTCCACAGTGTATTTCTTTTCTCCAAGCGTACAGGTGATCATATTCATACCTCCAAAACTTCAAAAGTAGCTGCCGCACAGCGTCATGGCCATGCGGCAGCGGGTGATGATTACGGGGTGGGCGTGATCACGGGCGTATACACGGACTGCAGGAAGGTTTCACCCTTCTCAGCCGTGAAGCCGTTCTCGCCCTCGTCGGCGACCGCCTGGTAGCGCCCGTCATGGGTGCGCTTGATGGCAGTCCATTCCACATCGCCCGTCTGACGGGTGATGGTGGTACCTTCCTTGGTGGCGTAGTTCTCGGTCAGGGGCTTGGCCCGCACCTTGTACAGCCACACATAGCGGAACTTGTGGTTGGACTTTTCGCTCTTGAAGCCCACGGCGAAGTACGGGGGCTTGTCCGTGGAAGAGCGGATCAGGACACCGTTGTCATCGATCTTGTTGCCGAAGATCTGTTCCTGGATAGCCAGCGGAATATCCGCCATCTTCGTGGTGAAGGTGAGCTCAGGATCGGGATACAGCACATCGAATTCGATGTCGTCGGCATACTGGATGTCCGGGTCGGCGTTCTCAGGGGTGATGCTGGCTTCAATCGCGCCAGCCACCA